ATGCTTGAGTTGGCGTACAGCGCTCCGTTGGAGCCGTCGAGGCCGGTGACCGAAGCCACGAGCTCGTCGAGCTTGTCGAAGAACGCGTGGATCGTGGTCGTGCTCGTCAGGATCGTGGCACCGTTGGTGTCGGCTGCGATGACCTGCGCGCCAGTGAGGCGCTTCTTGAGCCCGTCGAACGACAGCGCGTCGACGGCGGTGTCGCCGTTGAAGAACGTGTTCTGGAACTGGTAGGACAGCGCCTTGACCTTGAGCGCAGTCTGAACCGCGCGCTGGTCGTTGACATCGCCGCGGGTCTGCACGACGAACTTGTCAACGTCGGCGTCTCCACCGGTGATGACGAGCGACTCGGACTTCTGGTTGACGGTGCCGGTCGACTCGGTGTAGCTGCCGTTGACAGCACGGAACGCGACACCGGGAAGGGTGGCTTCCTCGTTGTACGCGTACGCGTTGCCCTGGATGGTCATGAACGGGATGCGGTCCAGCACAGCGCTGGACTGCACGAACGTCTCGAGGACGCCCTTCTGGAGGTAGGACTGCGAAAGCTTCGCGGCCTCTGCGAGAGTGATAGCCATTAGCTATTCCTTTTCTTGTGCGTAGGCGGCACGGAGTGACCCCATGCCGGGGGTGATGTTGTCCTGCTTGCCAAGCGCGGGAATGCCGCCTTCGTCAGGGACGAAGTACGTCTTCTTCTCGGGCTTGGGGTCTTCCTTCGTCTGTTCGCCCCGGAAGGCGATGAGCGCGTCAGCTTCCGCCTCGAGCTCCTCCTTGGTTCCGCCATGCAGCAGTCCCGCGGGGATACCCTTGGCAGCCGCAACCTCAGCTCGGGCCACCTGCGCTTCGAGATCAGTAGCGCGCTTCTCAGCGGCGGCGATCCGATCCGTGACCCTCTGCTCGTCGGTCTTCTTCTCTTCCTCGATCGCAGCGAGCCGCTGTGCGGCCGTGGAATTCTCCTTGCTGCGTGCTTCCCACTTGCGGGCTTCCGCCTTCCAATCCGTCGCGTCCTGTGCAGGATCGGCCGGCTTGGGTGCCTCGGGGGTAGCCGGTTCGGTCGGCGCTGCAGGTGCAGCCCCATCTTCACCGTTGATGAATCGAATGCCCATCAGGGCGAGCCGTGATGGTGCGGTAGGTCCGAAGACTCGATTGGTTGACATTGCTGCTCCTTCTTCCCGTGCGGGAATGCCGAATAGCGGCCATGCGGCCTCGGCGTTGTGCGTGGATTGCGCCCGTGCGGGCTGGTGATCCGCGAGAGAACGCGGAAATCTATTTGGTGCCGTGCACCTGTCGCCACTGGGCGAGTGTTTCCTTGGCGCTGATCGCTCCGTTGCCGTTCAGCTCGAACGCGGCGTCATACATCGCCTTGAACGGGGCGGCAGATTCCGTAACGAACGTATCGCCGCGAAACACTGGGACACCGACACAATGGCAACTGTCGTGATACTTGCTGGAATCGAGCATACGAGATCCGCGAGCCTTCACGCCCCTGCCCTGCCCGCCGACCTTGCCAGCCGTAGAGGCAGCAGAAACACCGCGGCCAACCACACCGCCAGCCGCAGCCTCAGACCGGTAAACAGCACCGCGAGAAGCAAGCATTCCGCAGAACGAACACGCATCAGAACGGGCAACGCGCGCAAAACCGACACGCACCCGATCATTCGACGCGTTGTTCGCGATCGTCGCCCGCCCCGCGCCAGAAACCATGCGCTGCACACCGCCGCCGATGAGCGAAAGCACCGTCGAACTCGACTGCCTAAACAGCGGCTGGACACCGTACCGAACCAACGAGTCGATACGCGCCTGGTTCAACTCCCCCGAAGCGGTCGCATAATACGTGCCACCGACAGCAGACGAACGGAGATCCTCATACCACGTTGCCGCAAGCTCGCCGGACGCCGCAATGTACGGGCCGACGATCTCAGGCAACAGCTGAATCAGCGAATCGCGAATAACAACCGGGTTACCATCGCCAAGGAAGGACAGGACGTCGTTGACCTCGCGCAACACCAACGCGGTTATATCGCTCGAACCGCGCCGATACGCCTCAACGTCCGCCATCGTCGTCACTACACACCGCCACGCTGGCCGGCCACAGCAGCAACCTGGGGAACAGCGACAGCCGCGTCAGCGTTCGCCCGCAAAGAAGACACCAACGAGCCAACCTGAGCCCGGCGCCGCTCAGCCTGCAAGCGAACAATCTGCCCACGGTCAAGGCCCGCATACTCCATGCCAACCTCAGACGCGCCGAACCCTTCGATACTGAGCGCAAGCTTCGAGAACGCATCCGCGCGGGCAGTCGGCGAAACCAACTCAGGCTTCGTGAACTGCGACTCGAGCGTCCGCATGTCAGCCGGGACAGCCGTGAGCCCGTCACGCAGCATCACAGCCATTTGCATGGCGCGCTGTGCGCCCTGGCCCCAGATGCGGTTTGCGGTGCGGGTCGCCATCGTCAGCGACACCTTGCCGGCAAAGATCGCATCAGCGCTCGTCGGGTTCGAGTTGTCCGCGAACTTGACCTCGAGATCCTGGTCGTCTGAGAACAGGTTCGCCCACATGCGCAACTGATCCGTGTGCGGCTGCGGGGATGCACCAGTGAACCGGTGCAGATCCGGCTTGTCTTCGCCGTCCCCGATGTCGAGCGCCTTGATCCGGCCCATGAGAGCCGTCCAGCGATCATCACCGACGAAATCTTCGACCTCCGCACCGAACAGGTAATACTCCGGGGCGGAATAGAACTCAGCCGACACCTCAGAGCGAACGATCGTCCGAATAGCCGAGTCCACATACCCCATGGACGCGCGAGTGATCCGCGAATGACCCAGCGGTCGGGACAGTTCGTAATTGTTCGGCAGCGGGGCGACAGAGACGATACCGAGCGGGTTGCGGCGAACCTCAGCAGTCCAACCGCTGCGCCACGCACCACCCTGCCGAACGAGCGTCACTACCTTCTCCGGGGTGTACATCACCATGCGGTGAATCTCTCCCGTACTGGAGAAATCGACGATGGACAGGAAACCCCGGAGCGCACGCCGGCGCGGGTCCCACAGCGCGGCAGACGTTTCCGCCGAGCGAGCGAGCACAAGCGTCTCAGGCTCTCCCGACTGCACGTCACCCTGGCTGACCGTCAGGAACGAGCAGCCATGTACGGCCGAAGACACCTTCGCCGCGGGAAACTCCATCAAGAAGTTGTTCTCCCAGGCGATCGAGTCGACGCCGAACGGATCGGGCTCGCCACTGGCAGACACGAAACCGGTGAAGTCCGACAAGTCCGTCAGCGCATGAACACCCTTGGCCGTCCACCCCAACGCTGCGTCGATAGAGCGCATCTGAGGGGGCAGCGAGATCCCGAAGTCCTTCAGTGCCGCCTTGCCGTCGAAATAGACGCTGCGAGTCAGGTTGCGTGGGCGTTTCCGCTGCCAAACACGAATCAACTCACCCAGCAGCTCGGAATCAGAATGATCTAACACCAGGTCGATGCCTCCCGTCATAGGATCACCCCTCTCCGCTTGCCGTCCGGCAATGATTTGCCAGACTTCTTTTCCAACCCAGCCACAGCCACCGTCAAGGCGACGAGCGAGGTAATGTCTACGTCCGATGACACACGCGACCAGTACCAGGCCGCATTGTCTCGGGTGAATTTCTGCTGCACGCCGTCGATGGCTGCGTTCAGAATGGGATCGTCAAGGTGCCTGAGCTTGCCCTGCGTGATCCAGTCATAAATGACACCGCACGCCTGCACGTACTCGCCAAACTTGATCAGCTTCACTCGGGCGCCGTCACGCTTCCACGCCGGCACCAGCGAGTCGACATGACCCCCGGCGATAGCAACAGTCGCTACCGGATTCCAGCGCTTCTGCAACTCAGCTAGCCGTGTTCCGACCCATGACGTGCCGACCCGGTTCTCTACGATCTCAGCGTGCACAAGCTCATCGGCCCGGAACGACAGGAGAGCGATCGAGGCTGACTCTCGGTTGCCCGCGATCTCAACCGCGAAGACCATCTGAGCGCCAGGCTTCGACTCTTCGTCCTTCAGCCCGGACCAGACTCCGGTAGCAAAGACCGACTCGCCGCCGAGCTTCGCCCAGATGCCCAAGCGCTCACGCTTGAACTCTTCGGAAGCGTCGGCCGCCATGAACGATTCGTACTCGTCGTTGACGTACTCCTCGGAAATCCGGTAGCCCAGCGCGGGGTTTGCCTGATACCAGGCATCCTTGTCTGTCATCTCCGCGCCGTCGTCGGCCGACCACTCGTAATAGGCGAGGCGGTCGGCGGTCTTGCTCATGCCCTGCTCGCGCAGGCCGGCCAGGAGATCCGACTCGGGCATTCCCGCGCTCGACGTGAACCATAGCTGTGGGTTGCCGTCGATCGACTTGGCCGACATCGTGGGCAGGAGCGCGGCCATCTCGGACGCCTTCAGCGCGTAGGCCTCGTCAAGGACCACGAGGTCGCCAGTGAAGCCACGACCAGAACCGGACGATCGTGCAGCGAACTGCAAGATGTGGTCCTTCTTGTTGACCTTCATCGTGATCGAGGGCTGGTTGCCGGTCTTGAATCCGTCGATGTCGCGGATATCGGTATCTGATGAGACCCCAGCGCCGCCGCGCACGTGGTCGATCAGCTCGCACGCCTTGATGCGGTTCATCAGCGCGATCATGGAGTTGTTCGCCGTCTTGAACTCATGCGCCGTGTGCACGATGACCTTCTCGCCGAACAGCAGCAGCCCAGCCAACTCACGCGCCTCGAGGATCGCATTCTTGCCGTTCTGACGCGGCACGACCAGGCACGTGCGGAACGCCGACCATCGGCCATCCCTCCGCTCGCCGAGAGCCCCACGCAAGACGTGCTCCTGCCACGGGTCGAGCTTCAGGCCGGCAACTGCAGCGATATCCACTGCGTCATCAGCGGCGCTCGTGAAGTACGCCGGGTAGGACTCAATTCGCGGAAGCTGCGAGCCTTTCCGCACGGCGGTTAGCGAGCTGGTCAAGTGCGCTCACCTCCGGCTTGGACTGGCCTTCGAGGCGCTTCACAAGGGCAACCAGATCGGCGTACTGCTTGGATAGTGCCGCCATCCCGGTGGGGACGCCGGCCTGCATAGTGGCTCGAACGATCGTGAGGTTCAGGCGGGCTTCCGCGAGCTCATCGATGCCCTCAACCTCCGGAGGCGCAGCGGCAATCGCCAGGTGCACGACCTCGGCCGTCTCCGCACGCTTGACACCGACGCGCACGTTCTTCTGATCGCGGGCAGCCTGGGCACATGCGGCATCGACAGGCTCGCCGTTCCGCTTGTGCCGCTTGTACGCCGTGAAAGATCCGCACTCAGCCAGTGAACGGGCCATGTAGACCACCTCCAGGCCGAATGAATTGGTAACTCCCTGTGTGCTGGTAGACCGTTACCACCCGTGTGCAAAAATCACGCCT